TCGGACTTAGGCAGTTTCATTTCTTTTTTAGTTGCGGCAGACAACTGAGTTTTAAGTTCGTTTAGTTGGTCTTGAAACTCTTTTTCTTTATCCTGCATATGTCGGCGCAGGTCACCGTAACGCTTCTTAAATGTTTTCTCTTCTGCGTTTGCCGGTTTAGCTTCTTGCTCTCCAGATGCTTTTTCTGTTGCATCTTCCTGCTCTTTAATAAGCTGTTCCAATTCTTCTTCTTCCATTTTGCGTTTTTCTTCGTTCGTATATTTACGATTAGCAAACGCTACTTTTTTTGGTGACTGCATTTCTTCAGCCATAATTGTATCAGACATTTACTGTCTCCTTTTCTGGGGCCACCGTAGCCGTGTTAGGGGGATGGGTAAGCCAGTTATGCGGATTTATTTTTTAGAAGCTAACCCGCTATTCTTCTTTTGTTTTGTAACATTACCACCTTTGTTAAACTCTGAGCCAAAACCACCAAAACCGCTAGACCTTCCTAAGGCCTTACCTGCTTCGCTAGTTTCTGCACCACGTTCCCCACTTTCACCGCCGGGTCGTCCCGGATTTGTGCTGCCAGAATCCCGGTCGGGTAAATCAAACCCCTCTTTGCTCCTGCTGACGGGAGCAAGGTCATCTTGAGGTCTATCTCCAAGTTCTTCAGCTTCTCTTATTCTATCTAAAACATCTTTTGTAAGTTTTTCTCTGTCTCTTTTACTGCTAGCACCCCTAGCAATTCCAGCAGCTATCTCTCTTTTTCCCTTTGCATATTCCCTGCTTCTTACTGAGCCAGTAACTGCATCTGTAACTGCATCTCTAGCCCTTTCAACCATACTACGGGGGTCAATCATACGACTAATTTCATCAAATTCTTTTGATTCTTCTACTTCTTTTATAGCTCTTTGAAATTCTAATCGTTCTATTGCAGGTTTTAGTGCCTGAGTTTGCGCTGGTGTTAAAGTCGTGTCTACTCCTACTGTTTTATTTCTAATACCTTCAATATCAATACCTAGTTTATCAAGGTTATCTACAGTTTCTTGGTCAAGTCCAATAGAAACACCTGTTGTAGGGTCTGTAAGACTAGCTATATCTGTTCCCTTACCACCTATAACACCAAAAGTTGTTTGCTCACCTTTTTCATTACGAGTTGTAAAGGTTCCAATAGCTTCTGGCTCATCTCTATCTCCACCTGTCACCTGTGTTCTACCTACAGTGGTTGGTGTTTGTATTGTTTCTTTCGCCTTTTCTTGTGGGTAAAAACCTTCAGGAATTGGATATATGGGTTTACCATCTATAAAAGGTATTTGACGTATTAAACCCTCGTCATTTACAAAAGTTCTAAGTTCGTCATAAGCACCCGTTGGAGATGGAATAATGTCTTCAAAAGTCGGACCTTTATATTCTGGCGGTGTATATGTCGGCGGTCTAAATTGTTGCGCAGAAGGGACTGATACAACACTAGGAGTTACTTGTGACACTTGCTGACCATACTGAGACAGATAAGAGGGTTGTGTGTATACTCCGGGTACGTAGCCGCCAACTTGCATTTCTAATGGTTCATCATCTTCAATATCAAGGTCATATATGTCAAACGGCAAATCATCAGGAATAGTGGCTTCTTCTGAGTTGCCCATTTGACCCATGGCTTCCATTTGTGCTAAACCCTGTTTTGCATCTTGTCGCATACTCATAAGGTTTTCAAGACCAATGTAACGCACAACGTCAGCAGGAAAAACAAACTCACCTTCACTTAACTGTGCAGGAATGTCATCTCTCACTTCTTCTTGGGTAGAACCGGGTGGTACATCGTTACCAGATACAGGGTCTACTGTACCGCCTTCGTCTTTAAGGCCACCGTCCTCAAACAGTTCCATTTGTTTTTTAATCGACATTGACTGCATCCCTTAAATTTTTCATGCTACGTAATACAGCAATTGCACCCTGCGCACGATGCATAAGAATTGTATTATCACTCTGCTCAAGACCACGCTGATTTTGTTCAATCAACGCATCAAGATAATTATTGAAGTGGTCCCATTGGCGTTTGTTGCTGACCAACGGCTTGAGTTTGTGGAGGAGTTCCTTGTTCATTTCCGCTAAATCCTTGTTCGCCCGGTTGAGGTGCCATACCAACACCCATTGTTCCACCACCTGCACCTGTTGGGTCTGCTGCATCTGCACCTGCTACAGCACTTTGCTGTTGCTGCTGCTCCTGTTGCATACCCTTCATAATTTCAGCTTGGATAGCAGCATCATTCATGTTATTAGTTACTTTGTCAGGGTCAAGGTCCATTGACTTTGCAATCTCCCTTACAATGTACGGAAACTTTGCAAAGGGTGCGAGTGCTGGATTACTTGCTATTTGTAAAAATTGCATGAGACGCTGACTACGTACTTCATTTGCCATCAGGCTTTCTGTGCCACGTGCTTTAACTTCTAGGTCACCTTTAATTTCTGGGTCAAAGTCAAACTGCATATTAAAGCGAAACAGACCCTCACCAAGTGGTCGCAAAAGGTAGTCGTCTACATTCTTAATAACAGTTTTAATAGAGCCTTGAGCGGCACCCATCAACATTGAGATGCCACTAGCTGTACGACCAACACCTGTCACACCTGTTTGACCATGAGCAAATGATGGGAAGCCTGTGCTTTCATCTGCCAGTACACGTGCCTTGTCAAACATCATCATATTCTCTGAAGATACGTTTGGATACTTTGTACCAAACAAAGCCTGACCCGGTGCGCCACCCTGCCTACGGAATACCTTGCCCGGATATACAGTTAAATCTTGACCCGGTACTAAGTTTGTTTCATCTACTTCAATAAGCAAATTGCCTGACAACACAGCGTTATCAACTGCCATACGCATAAAACCATTCATCAGCGTTTGCGTATCGTCCATGTTTTCTGCAATACCAATACCAAAGAAAGAGTATGGGTTCAGTTCATATGGAGCAGCATGATATGGAATCTTAGCTGGCTTAAACGGGTTAAGCACCATGCGAAGCAGTTTATTGTTACAAATCCATACATTGGCTTGCAGTTCGTCAAACTCTTTCAGTTCATCTGGAATATCTACACCCTGCTCTTCAAGCATATCGGTATCAACCATACCCCAATACTCAAGAACTTCAAAACGCTCAATGCCATGTTCTGGTGCATAATCTTCTAGGTCATCTTCCCAATACTTCTTCGTGTAGTTTTCACCAAACATAATGGCTTCGTCAATAACCTGACTGCGAAAGTATGGACGCTTTTTAAGCTGACGCATCTGAGAACGCGACATCTTGTGGCGTTCAATTACAAACTGTGCTTCATCCATATTGTTTGCATCTGGGTCTGGAAAGAAGTTCCACACAGATACGTGTGATACCTGCGGCATTGTTTTAAAAACTGGGTCATATTCACCGTCTTCATTCCAGTTAGGATATTCTTTATCTACAGCAAACGGGCCTTTCATTACTCCCGTACCAAACAAGGCTATCTCAAATGCTGTGCTACGCAGATACTTACTTGCGCTAGACTCTTGCAACTGGTCATGTACCTTCTTCTGCATCTTCTTAGCAGCAATCATTGCTGGACTAAATGTAATAGCAGTGGGTGTAGTACCCGGACCTTTTTGTAATTTGTCTTCTACAGGAGAAAGTTTATTTTTGAGTGCGCCAAGGCGTTCAAGAAGACTTTTAGCTGTAGCACCTGCTGGCAAGTCTTGACCATCACCCGGATAACCATAAGGGCTTTCAAGTTCCTGCCTTACCTCATCAGGCATCTGAGGGTCAAAGTGTACATCACCCTCTACGCCTTCTGGCAGTTCTGTTGGCTCAATGGAAAGAGGAAATTGATTATTTGCAAATAGTACGTCAGCAATCTGACCATATGCTGCAAGTGTTTTTGTTTTTGTAACTTTAATAAATACACGAGACTTTTCTGCCTCAGTAAACTGCACGTCAGGACCGTACAGACCACGATAATTACGATATGCTTTCAACCAACGCTCTTCATCGTTGTACCGATAATCTTCAGCACGTTGATATTTCTCCATAATAAATCCGACAATGCCAGAAACCTCAGCATCTTCTTGTACAGAATTATCTGTGTCTTCTAATGCAATAGCATCGTCTTCAATCATGATTTCATCATCAGCCATTACACTTCCTTTGCTCCTACAACAGTGCAGGTATAGTTTACAGACTTCCAACCACCATCTTCTGGCAACTCTTCATGCAGTAATTTCATCTCTATACATTGAGGCTCTTTTTCAAACCACTGAATAGTTTGCGTTGCACAAGAACTTGTGTCACATACCGTTAATATAAGTGTCCAAATTACGTTCATACTAATATCCAAATGTTGAATCAGCTACTCGCATACCTGTGCTTGGCCTACCCATAGGGTCATAATCAAATATGCTAAATCTTGGTCTTGACATTATACCATACCGAAGAGCATCATACAAGTGGTCTTCAGACGTTGTATCAATGTCTTCTGGGTTTTTCTTGTCAATCGGTAATGCTGGGAGTTGCGAAACCAGATTGGTGCAATGGTTAAAGATAACAAGTCTTGGCTCCTCTGTGTACTCATCTACCTGAAGTCTGCGGTGTACTTCGTTTTTACCTGCAACACGACTACCCCTACTTCTGTCAGAAGGTCGCCACCTACAACCTTTTTGAATCATTTGTTCAGCAAGGCTAGGACCAGTATCCCCGCGCTTATGCCAAAGAGAAGAGTCAAGAACTCCGTATTTAATGTTTCCATCTTCTGCCTCTAAATCCAGTATCATTTCTGCTAAATCTGTTGCAAGTATTTTTGATACGTATAGTTCTCTGTAGACAACCAACTGTTCTGATGGAGAGACTGCAAACCAAAGTACGCCACTATAAGACCCATAGCCATAATCGCAAGCACGAAACTTAACCCAGTTACTAGGGATACGATAAGGCTCAACAACATGAACATTGCGGTCAAACTCAGTAAAGGCCGCTCCTTCTTTAATATCCCAATCACCTTCCAACAACTGCCTACGCTGCTGTTCAGGAAGGGACAAGAGCATTGCTTCGTAGTCTCCTGATTCAGAAAGATATGGGTTGTCTGCCAATCTTGCTGGGATAAAGCGTCTCTTAAATAGAGGTTTTCCGGCTTTGCTATGCCCAGCGGGGTAACGAAGCACTTCTGCTGTTTCAATATCGGTAGCATTGAATGCTTCTCCGTAGGCGGCTGGGTCAATAAACATTTTCTTTACCCAGTGGTGTCCTCTACCGCCGGGGTTTGTAGTAGCCCTCATAAAGATAGGCAAGTCAGTGGCAGTGGACCGTAGACGACCCT